GTGCCTGTAGCGGTGGTTGCAGGAGCAGCCCCAGCGCCCCCACCTAAAACAATAGCGCTTGCAGCTAAAGCAGCAGATGAGGCCAGTGTCCCTGTCGCTGAATAGTAAAGAATGCCACCAGATGTTCCTGATGTTATCCCCGTACCACCATTCGCAACCGCAACAGTTCCTGTTACATTTACTGCTGTGCCAGCAGTGGCTGCATTTAGGTTAGCAACTTGTGTGGTACTTGCTACAGTAAATGGGGCCGTTCCAGTTGCTAGTGTTGATGTGATAACACCAGTAGCAGAAATTGTGGTAAACGCACCTGTAGAGGCCGTTGTCGCGCCCACCGTTCCATTGTGAGGGCCACTAAATTGAACACTAGCCGTAATTGTTGTACCGCCAATAGTTGTAAAAGCTCCCGTGCTTGCTGTGGTAGCTCCAACAGTTCCATTGAGTGGGCCAGCAAATCCACCAGCAGTGATAATTCCAGTGACACTACCAGCACCACTAAAATAGAAGTCTTTAAACCTGAGAGCGCTGCTACCAATATCCATAGTAGCGGTAGTTTTAGGCAGCACTGTAGATGCAGAAACAACTACATCTTGTGACGGGCCAACTTTAGTGATAGGAGCGCCATTGGCTGCACTGCCATCGTGGACATGTCCAGTGCTACTATGAAAGGCAGCAACTAGCGCATCAAACTCCCCGTCCAAATCTGCTGCATTAATAATATTACCATCAGCGATATTATTAACTGAGTCTGCTCTTGTATAACCTGCCATAGTTTTTCCTTAACGTCTATCGTGTGTTGAATACTCTAATGTAGCAGCATCCAAAGAGAAAGGAGGATCTGTGCTTTCTGCTGTAAATTGTAGAGATACGAAAAATCCTGATCCTATTACCTGTGTCTCAAAGATTTTTTTCAGTTTATTACCGTATGTAGTTGTACCATATTTTGCTCTGCTTGAACCATAAAATCCTACAGAAGATGATGTATTTGACAAGGTAATTGGCTCAGGCTGAACACCTCCAAAAGTATCAAAATCAAATCTTAAATTGACGTCCACAGCCACACTGCTTTGTGGATCTGTATATAGGAAGAGTTTATACATTGTCTTCCTAATTCTTGGATCTTCCATATACACATACGGCGTTGCAAAAGAAGCTATAATAGAGCTTCCATCTAGACTATCTCCACTTTCCATTTGATAAACATATCCGTCCGCATTAGCAAACAGAATAGTTTCTATATTATTGTCATAGTAAGAATCTGACACATAAGCTTTAAATCCAGTAAGTTCTGCCCAAGCAATATTACTAGTATTATCACTAGTCATTTGTGTGCCTAAGATCCCTTTAGAACTAGCAGCACTGATATTATTACTAAATCCTAAAAGCCTGTATTGAGATTTTTGTCTGATAACTATGCTAGAGAAGCTTGAACAAGAAGCAATAAGATCAGTCATCTCTTTCTGTATTGGCTTAGATACCAGCCCTAAATTAAAATCGCCTGTCCTGTCTGTCAAGCCAAAAAGTCTTAAACCGTCTGGGCCTAAGAAAATTAAATCTCCACTGATTTCTTGAATAGTGTCAGTGGCTACACAACCAACATTTCTTGTTACTGGCTGTAGAACAAAATCGGAAATTGTGTTTCCTGTTAGCTGGCTAATTGTTCTTTCAGTGAATATAACTAAAATATCTCTAAAGACAATTAATCCAGTTATCTTGGCCCCTACAGAAATAATACCTGAGCCGTTTGCAGCAGTAAGATCTGAATCGGTATAGGGAGCAGTGAATATTAAGTTGTGTCCAACAGCAAAGAACAGTTGATTTTTATGGAAGACAACAAACTCAGCGCCTTCAACATCTGTGCTTCCAGTTACTTCGGAGAAAGTTGTACCATCATAAATGAATGGATAGTTGTATCCGTCAACTCCCGCAATCTTTTCAGTGGTTCCAATTCGGTATTTAGAAAATCTTGTTTTTAATGCACTGCTTCTATCTAAGGATAGCCAAGTAACTGCTGCATTATCGGCAGGGCTAGAGTTTAAGTTGGGACTTATAGCTACAGTGGCTCCACCGCTTGCTAGTGTAGCGTTAGCCGTTACAGTATAAACTTTCTCTACACCAGCAACACTAAAGGTGTCTCCAATTCTTGGTGCAACAGTAAGTCCGTCTATTGCAAGAGTAGCTCCTGTTTGCCCTGCTCCATTAACTAGCACTGTGCCATAGGAAGGCTTGCTAATTTTAGTCCAAGAACTTCCTGTAGAAGAATATACACTTCCATTCCTGCAAGCAATAGATCTACCACTCCAATAGGCCACACCTAAAACTGTGCCTACATGGGAAGTGAATGTAACAGCAGCTTTGTCGGCTGGGCTAGTTGCAAGGGAAGTTGTTAGAGTGAGTGTGGCTCTTTTGTTTGTGCTATCGTAAGCCACACCTGCTACTGCAATAGTGTATGTGCCAGCCACTCCAGAAATAGTAAAAGTTCCCCCATCTACAGGTGTACTATAAATGTTAGCAATTACTAGTGTAGTTCCTGTTTGCCCACTACCGTGTACTAAGGGTTCATCATATGCAGGAACAAAACTGCTGGAGTATTTAGTATATCCCTCTACTCTTTTATATCCACCCTCAATAGAAGGCTCAAAGTTTTTAAGCTTACGGGCGCTGCCGGGATATTTGACACCTTGTTGTAGTGGCGAAAGATTAGAGATGAGTCCACCAACAAACTCAAAAGCGTAAGTTCTCCAAGCGTCTGCCATGTTATTTAACCCTGTCACCGAAAGATCTAATAGATCCGCTAGCAGGAATAATCATGCCTGATCTAACATAGCCATAACGATTGACAAGCATACTACGCATACGCTTTATTCCCTCTTCATATTTCTGTTTTGATATGCCAGCAGATTGTTCATTGCCTCTGAACATATAGGTATAGAACATAGCGCCATCTGCAATGACATGTCTAAATCTCTCAGGGATATCAGGAACATCATCATAGCTTTCTAGATCAACTGGTATTCTGTAATACTCATACAAGAGTTCATACGCTTGATCAGGGGCTGGAACAATACCATATTCTAGGCTGGGAGTTTGGAATACAAAAGTAGGCAAGGCTCTTTTATTTGTATCTACTGTATATTCGTGATCGATATATCTGTCTAAATAATCTTCATAAGAAATTGAAGATAGCTTTACTGTCCTATTTCCAAGAGTGGCATCTTCTTTAATTCTAAAAGAATCATAGTCAATTGTATTTGCATCAGTTGGATATGCATATCTTATTGTTCCAGCGGATAGAGTTTCTTCTGCTAGAATATGATTAAAAGGCCACTCATAGTGGGTATGGTTGATATCTCGAATGGCTGTGTTAATTGCGTCTTTAACTCTTGCATAGAATCCCGTAGCCGTAGAAAAATTAGCTGAAGTAAGTTCAACTTCGTTTAAGCTTCTGTTTACTTCGTTAGTTAAGTCAAGAAAATTATAAGCCATATTATTGTTCCTTAACTCTAAGTCTTATTACACGCTCTACAATATTTCCTACACTATCAGTGATGCGGCAGGTAAATTTATATTCTGTATTGTTAGTGCCAAGTCCAATATTAATTGTGGCAATGTCTCCACTAATTGTCTGAGATACGTTCTGTATTCCATACACTGTGTTACCAGCAGGAAGGGATGTCTTAACGCCTGAAGCATCATCCACAAACCATAGGACAGAACTAATAGTGGCAGTGCCTAGCCATCTAGACCAGTCTACACTGAAGTCTAGTATCTCATCTGGATCTTTATTAGGCCATCTAAACGACATTATTTTTCCTTAAGCCACTAACACACTTCTGTCTGAAGAAGTTGTCTTTCTATACATGTATACTTTCCTGCTCTCCTGTGCCACCATCACTGTCCTGTCTTTACTGAGTGTGCGTCTCTCAACATATACTGTTCTATTCCTGCTGTATAAAGAAGCTACAGCAGCATAATCAAATGCTGTGGTAGATATTGTAACACTACCAAGCTGGGTTATACCAGATACACCGCTAATTGGTATAGTGACACCAACTGCTACACTGACACTTCCAATACTTGCTGTAGCACTTACCCCTGTTATTGATACAACAGCGTTTATAGCAATTACAACAGACCCAATAAAGGCTGTTGCATCAACTCCAGTTACTGGAATGAGCGCTTTAGCCGCTACATTAATACTACCTACGTTGGCTGTAGCTTCCACCCCAGTGAGTGGGATATTAGCAACTGCTACTACAGCTAAGCTACCAACGCTGCCTGTTACATCTACACCAGTTACAGTGGCAACGGCATTGGCTACAACAACAACACTACCTATATCTACTACTGCCGAAACTCCCACAACAGGAGTGACAGCCTTAGCAATAACAGTGATGCTGCCTACAGCGCTGGTTGCCTCTACTCCATCAGGAACATGAGTAACACTAGTTACGCCATAACTTACAGCACCATATCTCCCTATGCCATATCTGGCTCCAGAGAGTGTAGTTGTAGCCACAAGACTACTCCTTAAGCAATTCTTACAATTGCGTTAGTTGCGTCTGCTGCTGGGAATTGAACAACAAAGTCACCATTGGTGGATGTCTTATCTCCACCAAAAGAAATCACAGCAACTGCATTAGTTGTGGCTGAACCGCCATCAGTGGTGGTGTTATAAATCAAAGCACCAGCAGCAGTAATAGTTGAGCTAGAAAAAGTAGCATCACTGAAGTCAATGAATGCTGTAGTACCACTAGAAGTGGGATCAATGTTAGTCAGTACAATTCCACCGGCTGTATAGCCTGTACCAACAACTTCGTTAGTGGTGGTGTAAGCTGTAGTGGAAGCACCTAGAGTGGCAGCAGAAGTAAAGAGAGCAAGTTTAAATGTATGACCAGAGGTTGCATTGAAGTCGTGCTTTCGCTCAAGAAGCTCCTTCTTAAAGCTTGTGCATACTGCGGAAGTAATAGCCATGTTAGTCCTTTAGCAAAAAGAAAGGGGCAACCTC